GTCGTGGTGTTCCTGCGACACGCACCTCCGGGTCGATAGATTCGGGTAGTCTCTTGAGGGGGTGGGTGAACTGACCTAGCCCACCTCCTCTTGAGCTCTCTAGGAGACCCGAATGGACTTTGCGACACTCAAGCAGCGCCTGGGCCGTAGGCGCGGATTCGACGGGAATGACGCCCGTCTAGGCGACTTCATTAACGACGCCTATATGGCGATCTGCAGCCGGCGTAACTCTTGGGCTTGGCTTAGGCGAACCCATCAAT